CCCGTCCCGGTTTCAAGCACGGCGCCTCCACCGCAAAGTCCGGTTAACCCTGTTCAAGTAAGCTCTGCGCCACTACAGCCAAGGCCACCAATCGCGTCGGCTCCTCAAAACCCTGAGAACAGGGCTAGATTTGCTGCGCTTTTCCCTAATGACTCAGCCAGTGCCATGATTCGGCAACAGTCGGCTACTCAGGGGATTGGAAGCTTGGCCGGTTAACCCCGGCCCGCGAGGCAATAAGCCATGTTCGCGGAAATTGCAGCGATAACAAGCGCTTTAGGTGCCATTAACAGTACTATATCGACGTTTAAACAGGCTAAAGCTAACGCTTCGGACGTCTCTCGTCTAGTTAGTAAATTTGGCGGTGCGTCAGAGAAATTAGACGATTGGGAAAGGAAAAAAAAACTTAAAAGACCTTTGACAGCTAAAGAAGCTATCGATTTATCTTTGGCACGCAGGCAAGTAAAAACGACAGAAAGAGCTTTAAAAGACGTCTGTTTGATGGCTGGTTGTGGAGATGTTTGGAAAGAAGCAGAACGTTTAAAACGTCAATCCGAACGAGAACAAAAAGAGTTTTTGCGTACTGTTCACGCTAAACGAAAAGCACGAAAACTAAAGATTCAGGGTATCGGGATGGCATTCTTTATTGCGTTTTCAATGGGTTTTATTGCGTGGGGTGGGTATGTCATTTATCAAGGAACGTTACAAGCACAAGAACGTTCGGAAGCACAGAAACAGAAAGCTAGGCAAAAAGTGTATAGAAACATTCGAAAATGCGGAAGATCAAATTGTGGATGAAGATGAGGTAGTAGCCCTTCTTGCGGCCTTAAACAGCATGTCTAGCGAAATCCGCAGGCTAAACGACACGCTTGAGAGAGGTTTTGAGGATTTAGGGGATTTAATAGAAAGCCTAGAAGACGACTAGGTTATAGCAGCCATTGTTTTGCGTTTTCCCCTAAAACCTGACCTGCCAGATCAATCTTGTTGCGTAAAGCTTTAAGAATTTTCTCATCAATTGTGTTCGGGGACACCAGATCAATGTAAGTGACTTTGTTGGTTTGGCCAATACGGTGAGCCCTGTCTTCGCTTTGTAACCGAACCTCCAAATCATAGTTATTACTGTAGTAAATAACGGTGTTTGCTGCGGTCAAAGTAATACCGTAACCCCCTGTTGTCGGCTGTCCTACAAAATAAGACAAGGCGTTGTCCGGGTCCTGAAACCTTTTGATGATCTCTTGCCTTTCGTCTTGGGGGGTTTGCCCGTAATAGGTTGCAACCGCCTCGGACCCGAAGCGGTTGCGCAGCGCACTGGCGATTTCTTGGATATTATGGGTCCACGATGCCCAAATAATCGCCTTGCCCTGAAGCTCGTCAATAATACTCATTAATTCATTCAGTCTGTTGTTATCCACAGGCTGGATTTCTTGATCGTCGGGGGCCAGAAACCCGCAACAGATTTGCTGTAACCGCATGATCTGGGTCAAAACACTGGCCGTGGTAGACAAATCTCCGCTTTCGAACCTTGCCAATGCAAGTTTTTGCATTTGTTTGTAAAGTTTTGCTTGCTCAGTCGTTAAACTAACATCCCTTCTAACATAAACTTTGTCGGGCAGGTCCAAGCAGTCCTGCTTTAAAACTCTGTCGCTAAACGTGTCGAGCTTATCGGATAGCTCATCTAACCTTCGGTAACCTACAATCTGACTAAACTGCCTTGGACCCATGTTGCGCCGCTGTACGTTTGCGTAACGTCCCTGATAAGCGTAATAACTACTGAAGCCAAGGCATTTTGAGGCAAGAAACTCGCACTGTGAAAACAAGTCCATTGGGGATTTTGTAATAGGGCTCCCTGTCAGAATACGTCGGTATTTACTAATGCTTCTCAAGCCCAGAATGTTTGCAGTACGTTTTGCTTTCCTGTTCTTGATCGTAGTGCTTTCATCAATAACTAACATGTTGTTGGGGTTATGCTTTAAGAAAAGCGTAGCAGCTTTTACCGCTTTTGGAGTGCTAAACCCCTCTACGTTCATCACAAACATTTTAATTCCCGCAAAGGGTTCTAGAACAAGCATACTAAGCTTGTCTTCAAAGGTTTTCGTAATGTTCGGTTGCCAGCGCAGCATTTCAAGCGGAATTCTGTCGGGCATGTGCGTAGGTATTTCACCCTGAACCCAGTTATCAAACACTCCTTTTGGAGCAACAATTAAAACAGCGTTTATCTGACCAGCCTCGTAAAGACACGCCATGTTATCAATGGCAACTTTAGATTTCCCTGTGCCCATCTCCATGAACCATGCGAAATGTGTCTGGGCCCACGACTCTTGCAGCACTTTTCGTTGGTGGTCAAAAGGTTCTGTCTTAAATTTGTATTTCATAATTTTCCGAACAATACTTGACAAGGGGTTTATATGAGATATTATCCTACTTTGTCAAGGCCCGAAAGGGTTTTTAACCACGAAAGAGGAGAAAAGTATGGCCGATCTATGGTCAGAGATGGAGGCAGATGTCGAAAAGCATCTTTCCTCCGGGGTCGAGAGAGTCGATCAGAAGACTTTAGGAAGCGTTGCTGAACTAGCAAGAGCTATCCGAGAGAAGGAAGACAGCATAAGCCTTTTAGAGGAAAAACTCAAAGCTGAGAAAAGGTTGCTGCTAAAACTATCAGATGAAGATTTACCCTCCATATTAGACGAGCTTGGGATGCAGTCCTTTAAACTGGACGACGGGTCTGAAGTGACCGTCAAAAGCACCTATGGGGCTTCTATTCGCTTGGAAGACCGCGAAAAAGCTTATCAGTGGCTGCGAGACAATGGTCACGACGACATTATCAAGAACACTGTAATGGTTCAGTTTGGTCGAGGTGAGGATGAAAAAGCTGAAGCATTTAAGAAATGGGTGGAAGAGCATAAATATGCTCCGGACCAAAAAACTGAAATTCACAACCAAACCTTGCGTGCTTTTGTGAAAGAGCGTGTAGAAAAGGGTGACGCCTTTGACATGTCGTTATTCGGAGCATGGGTTGGTCGTAGAGCACAAATAAAAAAGGGGTCGTAGAAATGGTTGATAAGAAAACAGAAGTGACTGAAAAAATGTTGTTGGATCTTAATGAGCAGCTAGAAGTCGCAGAAAAGTCAAGTGGTGAAATGATGGTTTTGGACACTGCTTTGTTCGAGACAGATGCAAATATAGGTGTACAGGATTTAGGTGAAGACGATCTTGCGTTGCCTTGGTTAAAAATTATCTCAGGTCAGGAGGACACTAAGATTGATGGCTCGAAGGGTGACATACACAACACTGTAACTGGAGAATGTTACGACGGAAAAGAAGGTCTGCAAGTGATTAGCTGCGCCTACCAACGCCGTTTTGTTGAATGGTCGCCAAGAGGCACTGGAACAGGAGCGCCTGTAAACATCTTTGAGCCGGGCGACATAATGCCTAAGACGGTTCGTGATGAAAACAACAAGGACATGATTGTTGACGGAGGTGGGAACTACATCGAAGAGACACATAACCACTATGTTCTTGTGCTTGACGGTCAAACGTTCAGTCCTGCTATTGTTGCGATGAAGTCCACTCAGTTAAAGAAATCTAGGAAGTGGAACAGCATGATTGTTAACCGAACTATGGTCAACGCTGCGGGCGTGATGTTTCGTCCGGCTAGGTTCAGCCATGTCTACAACTTAAAGACGACTAGTGAAAGCAACTCAAAAGGAAACTGGAACGGCTGGGAAGTCTCTTGCGTCGGACCTATTGAGAACGCATCTTTTTATCGGGAGGCCAAAGCGTTTAATGCACAGATAACCGCTGGCGATGTAAACGTGAAGTATACAGAAGACGAAGGCGCTGAAACGGATACATCAGCACCCTTTTAGTCTAATCGCGGGGCTTCGGCCCCGCTTTCACGTTCACGTTCCAGAGAAGTTGCATGGATGCCGTCGAAAAATTTAAAAGTATCTTTGTCGGGCTAGACAGTGCCTATGGCTACTACCGGATAGAAAAAACGGAAAGCAGCGGTAAAAACACCGGAAAAGGAGGGGTGGTTCGAGAGCCTCCTTCTGACCTAGTGTGGCAGAACCATTTAGCGGGCAAAGTCCAAGGGTTAGGTATTATCCCCATAAATGCCAACAACCAGTGCCAATGGGGCGCTATTGACGTAGACCAGTACCCGCTTGATCACAAAAAGCTTTTAGACAATGTCCGGCGTATGAAGTTACCGTTAGTGGTGTGTCGGAGCAAAAGCGGTGGGGCTCACCTGTACCTGTTTAGTGATAAATGGGTGGAGGCCAAGGACATGCAGAAAGCTCTACAGAACATCAGTGCTGCACTTGGCTACGGTAACTCAGAAATATTTCCAAAGCAGATCAAGCTGCATTTAGACCGAGGGGATGTTGGTAACTTCTTAAACTTACCGTATTACAACGCTGAAGAGGGGCTTCGGTACGCGTTTCTAGACGATGGAACGTCTGCCACGCTCGACGAGTTTTTTGAACTGCACCAACAGTTTGTGCAAACCCCGGAAGAGATACTCAAGTTACAGACTAGTAGTAAAAGCGACAACAAGGTTATTAAGGACGGCCCACCCTGTTTGCAGATTTTATGCACTGACAAAATTTCAGAAGGTGGCCGGAACAACGGTTTGTTTAATTTAGGGGTTTATCTAAGAAAGGCTTTTCCTGATAGCTGGGAGGACGAAATCCTCAAGCATAATATGGAGTACCTCTCGCCCCCTCTGCCATTGAATGAGGTAAACGTAGTAGCAAAACAGCTACAGCGCAAAGAATACGCTTACATGTGCTCTGACGCCCCTATCAACGCGTGTTGCAACAAGACCTTGTGCCAGACCCGGAAGTTTGGGGTCGGGGCCATGCTATTAGGCGCTGAAATGGCTAATTTGCGGAAATATAACTCTACCCCGCCTGTTTGGTTTCTAGACATTAACGGGGAGCCTTTGGAGTTGGATACGGAAGCGTTGTTAAACCAAGCTACGTTTCAAAAGGCGTGCATGGAGCAGTTAAACTTTATGCCACGTTCCGTGCAAAAGCAGTCTTGGGAGGGCCGTATTGGGGCTTTGCTGACCGAAATGAAAGAGAACGACACTGCCATCATTGAGGTTGCCGAAGACGCCAGCACCAGTGGTCAATTCTACGACTACCTAGAAGAGTTTTGCCGACACTTACAAGTTGCTCAAGATCGAGAAGAGATACTGCTTAGACGCCCTTGGACCGACGAAGAAGATGGAATCACCTACTTCCGGTTAAAGGACCTAGAAGGATTTCTTCGTAAGAATAAGTTTTTTGAATATAAATCTCACAAGATTGCCCAACGCTTACGTGACATTAACGGCGAAAGCATTGTCCTTAAAATTAAAGGCAGGGCCGTGAGGGTCTGGAAAATACCTGCATTTGAGTCTGCGGATGTTTTGCTAGACACACCAGAATTTAACCCGCAGGAGGCCCCGTTTTGAAGATTGCTAATTTTAAAGAGCAACGCTCTCGAAACATTCATATTTATGAACTTTACCATGAGAACCACATGACAATGGCTGCTATTGGCCGTCGCGTGGGGCTTTCCCGAGAAAGAGTGCGGCAAATCGTGAGGCAGTACGAGGGGATTTTTGGGGTTTACGAAAAAGCATTAACTTTCTTAGAGGAAGAAGATGCTGAGAAGACTCTTGAAGCTGAGAAATCCCGCAAGCCTTTAAACGATGTATAGGATATTCGGACCTCCGGGTACTGGAAAAACAACAACGTTGTTAAACATGGTGGATGATGCCCTAGAAAAAGGAACTCAGCCGCAACAAATAGCGTTCTTGGCGTTCACTCGTAAGGCCGCAACAGAAGCAAAAGAACGAGCCTCCAAGAGGTTTGGTCTTGACCCAAAGACCGATTTAGAGTCCTTCCGGACACTTCACAGTCTGGCGCTGACCATGACTTCGATCCGGCCCGAACAGATAATGCAGGACTCTCACTACCACGAGCTTTCAAAATCTATCGGCGTCACTTTGGGGGCTCCTAAAAACACTAATTATGACGAAGACCTGCC